AAGAATTTATCCAACCCCTATGCGAAGCCTGTTACCAGCCTGTTTGATGAAGGTGCAAAAAATTTCGGAGAAAGCGGAATTAATCGTCGTTTCAATGTGCGCAAAGAAGGGGAATAAAATGGATAGCGCAACACGCTTTGCTCAAACAATTGGAATGTTTTTTTCTCATGCGGTAAACCGTATGCCTGCTCCTGTTGTTCCGAAAGGTGACATAGCAAATTCTCGTCATGCTAATTCAACCAAGGCTGTTCAAACTCGTAAAGCTCGATATGGAAAATCAAAATTGAAACGTGGAACACGGGACGAGATGAAAAAAGATGGGGCGAAGGTCAACACTGAGGGCGAGTAATTATGAGAATGGGCGAAAGAGTGGAGACTTCTTCTTTGCACACCATGATGAATGATGTGGTGCTGCGTCTTGGCCGTGAGATGTTTCCCAAACATTTTTCAGAAACTTCTGAATGGAAGCACCAATCAAAAGAAGGTACGAGCACTGCCGATTGGAAATTACTTGGAAAAGAAAAACCCATCGAAGCTTTAATTGAAACGAAAGCAACTAAGTCGGGTGTGTACCGTATTTTTTCTCCTTCCGATATTTCTCCCAAAGGAAATGTTTCTTTACACAGGAAACTTATTGATGCTTCCCAAAGTAGGTTGCTACGCTTCAGTAAAGGGCAAGCTGAAGCCAAGAAACAAATGCGTGGTTTACTCGAAGCCAAGGCTCCAGCCTTTGTTGCTGTTGTTGCCAATGAAGAGAAGGATAGAATAGAGTACGGCTTTCAATTGAACACGGCTTTTGAATCTGCCAGAGCAGTACAGTCTTTCAAAGAGGGAGCGACAAGCTTCAAGATGAAGCAGGATACGGGTTTATCCGCAGTTACGGATGTTATGCGTTTCTTGCAGCCGGCTTCACAGAAAGTAGAAGTGAAACCAAATGTTTTTCGGTTTGATAATCGTACAGGGGTGTTCAAGAAAGAATCGGGAAATAAATATATTGTTTCTAATAAAGCCAAGCAGGGATATTTTTTAAGTTTTGGTGATGAAGCTAAGAAACGGGGAGTGTATGGCATATCTTCTTTCGGCGTTCCATTTCTTGTTGGTGGAAAATCTAAATCTGATCCCAGTGGTTTAGCCTCGGCAAAATATCAGTTGCTTCACAGTAATCTTTTCAAAAATGTTACACGTGCAGGTTTGCTTACCGAGATTTATCGTAAGCAAAAAGAAATTTCCACGCAGGGAGTAAATACTCGTATGGGATCGGGATCAGGTTTAGGGACAAACACCATCTATGCCAATGAAATTCAAGAAGCCAATATAAAAGATATGGAAAAGGCAACCAGAGTAAATGTTCTTGTTCCAAGAGAACAAGTTCCTGAATTGAAACAGGGTATGAAAATTGTTTCGGGTAATTACGATGCTCAAGTTCATTTTAATCCGAATATCACAGGTAAAAATGTATTCCCCAAATCAGGTTATCAAAAAGGGAAGCGTGGGGGATTATTCCGCAAGACTAAAAAAGGTTCAAGAGAATACAGGAGAAAATAAAATGAAAGATAAGCGTAGTTTATATTTTGTTTCGGGTGTTGTTGGTAAAGTTTTAGATTTAAAAAAATTAAAAGGCACACCTGGAATTTTATATCACGCTACTGCTTCTAAGAATTTAAGAAGTATACAAAAAACTGGATTAAAACCAGCTAAACCTTTTGATTATTCTATTTTGGAAGGACAAGAAAAATCTATTTCATTTTCTTCTAAGGCTGATTTGGCCTTAGAGCAGATTTTATTACCGAAAGTTGCAGTATTGCGCATATTGCCAAAGAAATCTAAAAAATTAAATATTTATCGCATGTATGGATTAAAGCTTCCTGTAGCTACAACAGGTTATTGGAAAGGAGCGGATCGAAGTGATTATGAGGAAAATCGAGAACACCGAATAGTTTCTACAATACCAGCTAATTTATTGGAAGTTAGCTTTAATTTAAAAGAATGGAAACCGCTACAAAATTATCAAAGAGGTAAACGCGGCGGTTTACACCGAAGAAGTAAAGCGGGTAAAAAAGTTTATAAGAGAAAATAAATGGCACGTATAGATACAAATAAATCCGAGAAGAAACAGGCCACGGATGTTCTGGCTGAATTGAATCAGATAGGTTCAGTTTGTGACAGAACAACAGGTAAAGAGTATATCGCTTTGCCCGACCTTGTAGAAGCGGTGTTGAAACTTGCTGAAGCTATGGCTGAAATTGTTTTGTATGAATACCAGCGATCCTTTGCCCGAAGAGTAGTGGAAGCTATATTCTTGCGTGAGGCAGACATGTTGACTGCCCTGATGAGTCGGCAAAGCGGAAAGACTTCTGTTGTTGCGTCAATCACGTGTGCCAGTATGGTTATCATTCCCGAACTTGCCAAGCAGTTTCCCGATGATTGGCGTTTCAATCTTACAGATAATTTAGGAAGATACAGGGGATATAAGAACGGAATTGATTTTGGTATCTATGCTCCTATTCTTGATCAAGCCCAAACCATGTTTGAGCGCATCAGGTTATATTTTGACACGGCTTCAGCTAAGAATATTCTGAAGGAACTGAAGCTTGTTCATACAGCTAACCGTGGTAATAGAGTATCTCTATCAAATGGTTCCTGCGTTGTGGCTATGAGTGCTTCTAAGACTTCAAAAATTGAAGGTCATACTCACCATGTTCTGTTGCTCGAAGAGGCGCAGGGAATAGATACGATGGTTGTAAGAAAGTGCTTTGCGGACAACACTAAAATGATTACTTCTGATGGGAGATACGAACCCATTATAAATATCGTTGAACAGTCTTTGCCGGTAGTATCTTCTGAAGGGCTGCATCATAAAGTAGAGTATCATAATAACGGAATACAGAAGGTGTTTGAAATTGAAACTGACGAGGGACGTGTTCTGTGTGTGACTACTAACCACAAGCATCCTGTACGTTGGAAAGGGATGAAACGTCCCTATGTCTTAAAAGAGACTTGGGATTTGGAGGTGGGTTGGCAATTGGCGGTTCCTGATAGCACCCCTTATTTTGGTATAGAGGGTTCTTATTCTGCTGGATTTATTCTTGGGTTGTTGGCAGGAGACGGCTGTGTTACAGGAGATAAACCGGCTTTTATTTCTCATCCCGATTTATTCTCTGAACTGGATAAACATTTATTTGAATTCGGGGTCACAGCGAAAAGCTACAATGTTTGTCAGCCATCGGGAATGATTGAGTGTGGTTTTACGAAAGAAAAAGGCGGAAATCAAAAAGATATTAATGGATTGACCCAGTGGTTAAGAGACATTGGTTTTTGGGGCAAGAAAGGGAGTGAAAAGTTTATTCCCAATCTCGGATGGTCAAAAAAGTTCTTGCAAGGATTGGTCGAGGGTTTAATTATTACAGATGGGAGCGTGGAAAGTGCTGATAAAAAACCAATAATTTCTTTTGCCAATATCTCGGAAGCATTGGTGGACTATCTTCAGGATACGCTACTTAAATTTGGAATCCATGCCCCAAAGTATTCTGGGTTTTTCAAAAGTAACGGCACACTTCCGGGTAGTCCCAATCACAAAGGTTGTTGGATGTATCGCCTACATATTAAAGGTGTTGAGGACATCCGAAGATTCCACAATATTTTTAATGTGCGCTATAAGCAGGAAGCCGTGGCGCGTGCTGTAAAAACCGTTGCTGGAAAAGAGGGCCGTTCCCGTAGCCAGTTTTATCCCGAAACAATGCGCTTTGTGCGGATACAGAATATACGGCGGGTAGAAGATCGAGTTACTTATTGCGTTACAGTGCCTACAGTGGAGCATTTGGTGGTGGCTAACGGGTGTCTGTCCTCTAACAGTCTGCATCCTATGGTAGCTTCCTTGAAGGGATTGATCGTAAAGATCGGTACTGCTTCCACACACAAGGGAGATTTCTACTATGCTATTCAAACCAATCTGCGCACGGCGGCAATCAGTGGAAAACAGAATCATTATTTTTTCCCTTTTGCGGTTTGCGTACAATTCAACAGTTTATATAACGATTATATTCAGGCAGAAAAAACTCGTATAGGAGAGGATAGTGATGAGTTTCGCATGTCCTATAAATGTGAATGGTTGCTTGAACGGGGAATGTTCCTTGTTCCAAAAACTTTGATGGCGAATAAAATTGCAATCACACGAGGCAAATACAGTCAGATACATGCTAATGGATTTTCTGCTCCATATCTTATAGTGGGAATTGATCTTGGAAAAGAATCTGATTCTACAATTGTTACAGTTATGGAAGCTGAATGGGATGAACCTGCGCTCCATGAAATTATTACCCGTAACATGAAGGAAGAAGAATTTATTGCTTACAATAAGCATATTATAGCGTGGCAAGAATGGCATGGGGATGATTATGAATATCAATTCAATGAGATAGTTGCATGGCTGCGTAAATTTAGAATTATCCGAAAAATTACTTTGGACTCCACCAGAGAGGTTTCATTTTCTGATCGGTTAGCTCATCATCCTGATTTTGAATCGGTAGAATTTGAACCATTTGTTTTCGGAGTACAAACAAAAGCCGCAGGGTATAGGTTACTACATGGCGACATCCTTTCAGGTCGTGCAACATTTCCGGCTGGACAAGAGACACGTAAAGCCTTAGAATACAGGAAATTTGTACAGCAATCACTCGATTTAGTAAAATCCTATACAGGAGGATTTCTTTCGGTATCACATCCTGATGAAACTGGAGCGCACGATGATTATCCCGATTCTTGGATGCTCGCTAATTGGGGAGCGAATAAGCCTGCAATGGATGCACAAGTTGAAACCATTTCAGGAAATATGTTTTTATGAAAATTAAAAGTCATTTACGAAAAGGAAAAGCAGTACGGGCTTATGTTAAACGCCGTATTCCAAAAGGACGAAAAGCGTGGCAAAAACTTACTCCACAAAAAGCAGCCAATATACTGGATAATAGTTTAGGAATGACAAGGGCTAATTGGGCGCATTTGAATAAAATAGCAGGTATAAAATACAGGGGGTGATTTATGTTTGAATGGCTAAAACGACAAACCTTCATAGCAAGAACTGATCAGTATCTTACTACGGCTTTAACTGGCCTTGCTGTTGTTGATCCCCTGCGTGATTATTTTTCACAGCACTGGCGGGATGATACGATTACTCGATTGAATCGTTATCATAAGAATTGGCGTTTCTATAACAGGAGACATTATATTGTTGAAACCACAGGCGGAGATAAAAAACTGATTACGAATTATTGCCGAGCTATTGTAGATAAATCATCTGATTGGTTAATGACTAAAGGTTTTAGAATTAATGCCCATGAAGGTAATGAGGCTTTAGGTGATCTGCTAAATCGAATTTGGGAAATGAACAATCCCAAACTTACGGGATGGAGAGCTGCACAGATTGGTGGAGTGTCCGGAGATGCTTTCCTGTTTGCTTCTGTTCCGTGGCTTGATCCTCAAGGTAATTTAATTCCACATGATCAGCAAAGTATTAGCATTCAATCAGTAGCATCTTCTTTTTGTCACCCACGGTTTGCATCATCGGAAGATCATACCTGTACTTCTTGCCTGATTCAATATCCTGTTGAAAGACGGCGTTTTGATAAAGTCATGGGTACAAATAGAGCAAAAGAGTTATCCATGTATTCGCAATACATTAATGCGGATAACATCAGGGAGTTTATTGACGATATGGAACTTAAAGGCGCATCTCCCCGACCAAACCCTTTTGGTATTGTTCCAATTGCACACATCCAGAATCTTCCACATCCAGGCTTTTTCGGTTTAAGCGATCTGGATGATATTATTGATTTGAATGAGGAGTTCAATGAAGTATCGGAATCAATTCGTAAGATTATCAAATATCAGGGAGAACCGACTACGCTGATCTTTGGCGCTAAAGCAAGTTCACTTGAAAGAGGAGCAAATAAAGTTTGGTCAAATCTTCCTGTAGAAGCACGGGTAGAAAATTTGGCTTTGAATGCCAGCTTGATTGAATCTACAAATTATCGGGATTCAATTAAATTAGCAATCCATGAATTGAGCAATACTCCGGAGCAATCACTGGGTAAGATTCAATCCATTTCAAACACATCTAATGCAGCCTTGCAAACAGCCTATCTACCATTGATCGAAAAGACGGAACGTAAGCGTATGACTTACGGAGCCGGCATTGCTCAGATGAATAAAATTATTGTTACGATTCTGGAGAATTATTTTCAGTTGGATACTTCTTTGCTTTGTTCCGAACCTTCACGCAGGCACGAGAGCACGGTTGAATTTCCTTCTCCCCTGCCCACCGATGAAGCGGAAGCTATTCAGAACCAGATGTATAAGCTTCAGAATAATTTGCAAAGTGAAGCTGGAGCATTGAGGAAACTTGGTGAACAGAATATCAAATCAAAAGCAATTGAAATTCTGGCTGATAAACGTGAGAAGATTTTACGAGATGCTGAAGCGGCAAAAGCAGCAATGGGTGAAATGCCTAATCTCGCTGTTCATTCAGTGGGAAGCTTTGGTCTACTTCCAGGCGTAGCTGAAGCATTTGAAGCGCAGGATAAAATTCTGGATAAAGTAGCAAAGAAGCAGATGGAGCAGATGAAAGAGCAGCAGGCTGCTGAAGAGACTACCGTGAGTAAAGGAGAGGAAGAAGAATGAAAAAAGAAGGATTATATTCTACGCCACAAACCAGAGCATCCGGAGCATTAAGTCGTTTAATGTATGGAGGCTATTTAAAGACAATGACAACAAAGCTTCAACAAAGGTCAAGGGTGAGCGATATTAGTAGAAAGGCAATTACTGCATTAGGTTCTTCGCAGTCTAATTTTCAGAGTTATCAAAAAGGTAAACGTGGAGGATTATACCGTCCGACAAAAGCAGGAATGAAAGTGTACAAAAAGAAATAAAAAGAAAGGAGAAAAATGAAAAAAGCAGGATCAAAAGAAAGGCAGCGAATAACTCATGGTGCGGAGATAGCTCCCCATGAAGATGCTATGGCAGCTTCCATAAAAATAAATCCGCATATAAAGATTGATCGAGGCACTAAAGCATACCAGAAAGTAGAAGCACATATCTTGAAAAAATATGGTGTGAATTTTGCTGGTGAAGGTGTTTGGGCTACTTTGTCTTTTGCAGCTCGTAAAAGTGCTGTTTATGCGAAGATAGAAGCGATAGGAAAATTCAGTGGAAAGACGGATACAAAGTCCTTGCGTATTATCGAACAATCAATGGAAGAAATACCACGAGCGTAGAAATTAAAAGAAAGGAAAAAAGATGAACCTGCGACGAAACATTGGTGGTGAGTTTAAGCGTGGTTGGCTGTCTCCGCTTTCGGAAGAAGGTTCTCAGCGTAGGCACAGAAAAACAGGTAAGAGTAAAAAGAAAAAAATTGCTGATCGTAGAGGAGGTCGTGATTTAAGTAGTCGTGGAGCAGGTAGTAATTCAAAAGGTGGTGGAGATCAAGGTAAGTGTGGCGGAAAGCGAAGAAAGGATGGAAGTGGTTTAGGCAGAGGAAATCGAGGAACAAAACGCCAACCTCGTTAAAATATAAAATAAAATGAAATTTTCTATTGCATCTTTTACAGTAAAACGGTATAGTATGTCTGAATTAAAGGAATTGCGCTTTAAAAGGTAGTTCGCAAACAAACAGTAGGAGGTAGAGTATGGGAACAGAAAGTCAAACCGCAGCTCCGGTGACAAGGCACGATCCTGCTTTCAGTGACCAGCAGGGAACACCCTTCGCTATTGGTGTTATTGATCGAGGTATGCTGAAGGGTACACAGGCACAGTACAAACGTGAATCTCGCATGGTGTCAGCGGGATTCCCCATCCAGCCTGCGCTGCATGGTCAGTTCATTCACCCGATTCCTCCGACCAAGGGAGATCGTCGGTAAGGTAGAAACGTCCGTATGAAAACATTAAGAAGTAATCAATCACATATTGAAGGAACATGACATGCCTAATGAAACACAAACTCCGGCAGAAATTCAAGCAGCCGCAGCTCAGGCCGCAGCAGCTCTGGCAGCAGCTCAAGCAACAGGGCAAAAAATTACACTAACACAAGATGAAATTAATCACATAAAAGAAACAACTCGTCAAGAGGAACGCTCTAAGTTGCAAAGCCGTCTTGAAAAAGCGGCAAATCTGGAAGAGAAAGTACAGTTGCTCGAAGCAAATAAACAGCAAGTCACTCAGGAACGGAATACGCTTCAAACAAATCTGGAAACTCTTACAGCGTCTATCAAAAGCGATACGAACACGGTTGATATTCCTAAGTTGGTTCAGGAAGTTACTGTAGCCGCCCGTACAAAAACGGAAGCGGAAATTAAGGATCGCATGATAGCATTGGAAGATCGTCTGAAAGCTATAGATACCGAGAACGGACAACTGAAGCTCGATAACTATCGCTCAGGACGGCTGGCTCAGGAAAAAGATGCTGGAAATAAATTCATAGCTGAATTGGTTACAGGTAATTCTCAGGATGAGATTGAAGCATCGTTATTGAAAGCTAAGGAAACGTATGTGCAGTATTTCGGAGCAGGAACTACTCCTCCTCCGGCAACCGCACCGGTGAAAATAGGCCCAAGTCCTGTCGTGGAACCGGCTGCTCAGGGACATGCGCAAGCTGCTCCTGCCGCACCGCTCCCTGCTGGGAAAGAAGGTCTGGTTAGCGTGATGAAAGGTCTCGTCAAAGGTAAGTCTGACAAGAAGCAGAAAGCTTTCATGGAAAATCGTGAAGCCCTTCTTGAGGCTGCCGAAGAAGAGGCTGCTCAAGCCAACCCACTGGTGCAATAAGAAGGATAATAAATCATGGCCTCAATTAATGTAGCTACGAGTGGTGCAGGTACATCGGGCGGTACCGCCGTCCAGTTGACCAGCAATGTAATGACGATTTATTCGCAGGAAGTGCTGTTCAAAGCACAGCCCATTCTGCGTTTTGAAGCGTTTGCCTCCCGTAAAGAGGAACTCGGTGTAGCGCCGGGTTTAACCGTCCAGTTTCTCCGGTACAACATCTTAACAGGTGGTGGGGCGTTGACGGAAAACACGGACATGTCCACAGACAACATCACCACTTGTCTCGTGCCGATCACCGTATCGGAACACGGCAAGGCAATCGCAGTAAGCGAACTCTTGCTGCGTGCTTCCTTCACGGATGTAATGAGTGATACGTCGCTTCTGCTTGGGCAGAATCTCGCTCGTTATCGGGATGGTATTATTCGTGATTGTCTGATTGGTGGAACAGGTCATAACTGCTATGCCAATGGTCGTGCTGGCAGGGCGAATATCATTGCCACAGATTATCTCTCCACAGATGATGTGCGTGAGATCGTGGAAACACTGGCCTCAGCGAAAACCCCAAAGATCGGTGGAGATGCGTATGTTATGTTTGTGCATCCTCATCAGGCTCGGTATTTACGGCGTGATCCCGACTGGATCAATGCCGCTAACTACGGTGCTCCTACGCAGCGTTTCGTAGGCGAAATCGGACGTTTTGAAGATGTCCGGTTTATCGAAACCACGATGATTACGAGGATTGCCACAGACGGTCACGTGTGGGCTGATGGAATTGATACAGGTGTTGTCCGTTCCGTCCATCCTGCCGTTCCGGTCTATGAGTCCATAATCATCGGCGATCACGCTGTCGGTCTTGCTGTCTCCCTTGAGGCGCAACTGCGTGATAACGGTATCAAAGACTTCGGGCGTAGGCACGAACTTGCTTGGTACGGTATCTGGGGTGCAGGCATCATCGAATCATTACATTCCTGCGTGATGGAAACGGCGTAATTCAACAGCAAGTGTGCCGCCTCTGAAATATGGGGCGGCAACTTTCAGGAGGTATATATGAGTATATCAATAAATGTAAGCATGGGTGGAACAGTCAATACCTCCAACGTCAATGCGAGTGCTAATGTATCTGCGGAAACAGGTGATAATTTTATTACACGCACGCAGACGATTGGCCTTTCAGAAGAGCTGTTGGATATTCCTGATGATATGACAGGTGCGGGAAGAATCCTGATCAAGAATAAAGATGCGACTAATAAAGTCAAGGTTGGCTTAACTGGTTCCTATCCTATGGTTCTTGCTCCAGGCGAACCCACATTATTCAATGCAGATGGGCAAGTAATTTATGCTGTTGCATTGGTTGCTCCTTGTGACGTGGAATATACTATTATTGAAAACACTACAACTACCACAACGACAACGACTACCACAACGACAACAACGACTACCACAACGACAGAGTAAGGAGATGGAATATGTCAAAGCAAAGTGTATATAACGATGGTGGGTTCGCACCGATGCGGCCTCTGTTGGAGTTTGCCGATGATGTCGCCGCTTATGCTGGTGGGTTGGAGTTAGGTAACTTCTATGTTACATCAGCAGGTGTGGTGATGTGTGTTCGGACGACTACAACGACCACAACAACCACAACGACCAGTAGCACAACGACCACGACAACAACCACAACGACCACTACTACCGCATAGTAGTGGCCTTCCCCAAGGAGAGGGGGCATGGAGCCGCACCATCCCCCTCGGCCTTTTCGCAAAGTGTAAAATAAACTAAAGGAGTAGTAACATGGCAAAGTCTAAGAAAAAAGTAAAAGAAATCAGCAAGCCGATAAACAAAGTAGCAGACAAACTGGAAGTTAAAGATATGGCTCCGGTAGAGACAGCAACGTTAGGTGAAGATACCAGCAATGAAGGTGGATTGCCTTTACCTGAAAGCGCACAGCCTGTTCAGGCCGCTCCTGCTTCCGCTTTGACGGTGAAAGAAATTACTGTTGCGCCGCAAGTTGTGGGTGTATCGGATTCTTCTCCTGAAATTCAAGCGGCACTACCTCAGCGTGTAGCGGCTGTGGTTGATCCCTTAGCTTTGGTGAAAATCAGAGGTATGCGTGATATGGAGTCTGCTCCGTCTATTGGAAAATTTGATTTTGCCGATTCAATTGGAAAAGAATCTCGCACAGGACAAATTGTTCGGGGTAAATTTAAGAACGGATATATCTACGTAGTTCCGTCTTATGTTGCCGATGCCGTTGTTGAAAAAGATTGGGGCATGAGGATATGATATGTCAAAAGCGATCTGCTTAACTACGCTTAGAACAAATGCCAGCATTGTAAGCACGGAATATTCAGATACACAAATCAATGTTTGGCTGGACGACGCTTTGCATCAGCATACAAAGGAATTTTCCTTTGATACTCTTCCGGAGCGGCAGAATGATGCTATTGTTCTACTTTCGTGGATAAAAGTATGTTACGCTCGTGCCAGTAAAGCTTCGCTTTATTTCAGTGTTGGTGGAAAAGAAGGTTCGACCAATAAAGCGGAAATTGTTTCCAGTAATCTTCAGTTAGTTACGCAACTCCGTGAGGAATATACTGTTCTTTGCGGCAGACTTGGTATCAATGCCGCTCCTGAAATTATCGTGTCCGATGCTACGATACTCGATGGCTCGGTTAATGCTGAAACACCTACAGAGGCTTGGGCTGCGCCGGATACGCCTGTTCTCGTCGCCTCAGCATGGGATGGTACGTCGGTTACATTGAGTTGGGATGAAGCACATCCACGCACATCATTCAGCCGCTATGAACTTTACTATGGTACAGAAGCGGGTTTAGAAGATTTGCGTACACTTGGAGAAGATGGTATTGAGCATCTTGGAGTAAGTCCAACCAAGGCTATTTATATTCGAGCTTTAGTTTCTATTGAAAAAGTTTGTATTGGTTTGACTGATTTGGTTGCAGAGACAGACTATTATTTTGTAGTAGTCATTGTGGATATAAATGGACGCATAGCTGTTAGTAATGAGGTTTCTTGCGGCCCCTCCGCACCTGTGCCTGTTCCAACGCCTACACTGGAATATCTTACATTCTTCTTAGGTGGTACATTAACTCCGGACACTGACTATATCGCCAATGTGGTGTTTGGTAATGATATAACGATCAAGAGTGTGGCTATCAACGTTCAAAGTGCTCCTTCGGGTGATCCTTTGCTTGTGAAAATATTTTCTGAAGCTGGTGGATTGGGAGCATCCTTTGATACAACCGTTGCCGCAGGAGCTACAAACGGATCAAATACAGGAGCTTTCGCAATCCCCACTACTAAAGCCTTATTCTTGCGAACAGGAGCGACTACAGGCGGCGCAGTGGGGGCTAATGCGGTAATTGGATATGAACTCTCCTAACAAACGCCTGACAGTAATTATGCCTTTTCTAAATGAAGGTGATGAACCCCTCCGGACTATCCAGAGCATTTATGAAACGGCTAATCCCGATGATCTTGAAATAATCGCTATTCAAGATGGTGCGGATAAACATGCTCTGGATGATGTAAGCAATAAAATCGCTTTTCCTGCTGTTCGTTTTTATAAAAACAGTATGCGAAGAGGGGTTGATGGTTGTCGTAATATCGGAGTACGTTTAGCCACTACACCAAACATCCTTATTATTGATGCCCACATGCGGTTTAAGAAAAACTCCAATTGGGTTGAAAAAATCATTGCAGCTTTGGATGCTGAACCTAAAACTTTATTTTGCACAACTTGTTTGGGTTTGGGTTATGAAAGAGGAGATGATGTTGAAAAAACTCAAGTCAAATATTATGGCGCAACTATCCTTATGACCAATGATCTTTCTTCAGTTAATCCCTTTACAGGTAAAAAGACTTTTGAATGCAAAGATGGAGAAAAGAAAGTAGCCAGAGAAGTATTAGAACCAAAGTGGACAGAAGGTTTGCAAAAAGATAGAACAAGTCCGTATGAAGTTCCGTGTATTATGGGAGCAAATTATTGCATTAAGAAATCGTGGTTTGATCATCTTCATGGTTTAACTTATCTCATCTCATGGGGATCATCCGAACCTTTTTTAGCTATGAAATCCTGGCTTGCGGGTGGAAACGTAAAATTACTTTGGGATGTTGAGATAGGGCATATATTCCGTGATCGTTCTCCTTTCGCTACTCCGGTATGGCATTTAATTTTTAATAAACTTTTATTGGCACGTATGCTCTTTCCTAAAGAGATGGCTGATATTATTGAAACTTATCTCCCACAAACACCGGAATTAGAAGATGCCAAAAAAGTGTGGCAAGAGAACCTTGTGAAATTAGAAGCGGAACAATCTTATCTTCAAAAGATTTTTGTCCGAACAGCGAGGGATTATTGTGATTATCACGGAATCTATTTTCCGAAAGAAGTTTACTCATGCGAGAAATAATTGGAACAGTGAAAGCGCAATCGGCTTTAAAATTGCGTGCTGTTATTCAAGAGGGCGCAAGAGTAAATAATTTGGTAAAATTAAATTACCAAAAAAGAAACGGCAAGAATGTCGTGCGACTTGTTCTGCCATATTCTTATAGGGGGCATTTATTTTTTGGAAAAGATGCCCATACTAAATCTTTTATTTTTGATAGGATTCGTAAGGCAGCTTTGACTGCTCTTTCTGAAAAACCGGATTACAAGGTTGAGCTATGACTTTAATACCCGACCCTATGGTTACTGTTGCCGATACGATGTTCATTCATCAACAGTGGAAAACTTCATGGCAGTATGATCGCAATGTGCAAGGTAATCAAGTATGCAATGTGATACGTCCTACATGGGAGGGAGCAGACCCCGCTACAGGTGAGCAAGGGACACGCACTAATGTAATTCTTTTTGCCGATGTTCCATGTTATCATTCTCATATACCCGATGAATTTATTGCGGCTTCTAATGGCGTTTATCAAGCAGGAGCTATGGAGATTGTTCTTTATGATATTGGAAGCATTGAGCCTAAAAATAGTTTGATTATTCTTAATGATGGCAAACAATATAAAATTGTTTATCAAAAATACGTAATTGAATCAGGTAGATCAGAACTAAGGTGTAATCCCTATCATGCTTGAAGTTTCTTTAAAAAGTTCGGGAGCCAGCGATAAGCAAAGTGTAGATCAAGCCGATTGGTTTCCTAAAGTTTTATTGGAGTTCTGCAATACTTTTAGAAATGTAAAAGGAGTAAGTTTAAATACTGCTCAAATCGGAAGAGCTAAACAAAGCGTTGCTACTCTTGAAAAACGGCTTAAAGCAAAGATGTACCGGTTTGCAAGTCAGGCTCTCGAAGAATTAAAGGCAGCCACACCTTCAGATACAGGAAAAACAAGAGCGGATTGGAGCTTGAAAGTTATTAAGCAAGGTGATACACTTATTTATGTTCTGGATAATTCAAATAAAGCGTTAATAGAAATGTTAAATTATGGAACACGTGCGCACATGATCTATCCAAAAAATGCGAAGGCATTACATTTTTCTATAGGTGGACAAGAAGTGTTTGCGAAGATGGTGAACCATCCTGGCACTGTTGGATTAGGTTTTATTGAAAAAATACAAAAAGATTTAGATAGTAAAATGAGCACAATAGGAGCAATACAGGTATGAGTGATATTTATCCAGACCTGTATGATTTTAATTTAAAACAATCTTTGGCGAAATTTGTCAGGGAAAGTGAGTTTGTTGCTACCCATGCTTATCCGGTTAATTTTGAAGATACACAGTTTAATCCAAAAACGTATGCTCGTTGGGTTTCCTTTGAATGGGTTTTATTTGGAGCACGTATGGCTTCAGATAATGTATTTCATGCCCAGTGTTTCAATCGAGCGAATACAGACAGATTCGGTAAAGACTTTGAAATTATGATAGGGAGATTGAAACAAACATTAGCTATTTGGGATGGTATCGCTGTATATGACTATATCACTACTCCGGCGACCCCTGTTCCATTAAAAATATTGGGAGATCAAATTAAAATGGCAATACGTTTTAAAGACAGGACAGCTACAATGGATGGATCTAAAATGACAGAATCAACAAGTCCTGTAGATGGTATCAGTTTAGTAGTTTTGTCGTACGATATTCATGTCGGTAGGTTGCACGAGATTCATTAACAAAGAAAGAAAGGAAGGTTATCATGCCTACTCCGCAATTTGGTTTTATGGGTGGTGTTCTTGGCGTAACGGGGGTTGATTCGTTACAGATTGGCCGAAACATTGAGCTGCTTGAATTAACCGATGGTTTAGGTCTGCAATTGATGCGACGTATATCACGGAAAAGTTCTAATGAACAGATTACGCAGGTAAATGCTTGGGGGATTACACCCACGGCTGATCTTTGGCCGGAATCTGTTTCATTGGCCGCTCAAGAAGAAAGTGTACCGCATGAGCGTTGGACAGGTAATGCCGCAGTCAACTCTGGTGCTGCTGAATTGGTTGCCTTTGATGCCAATTTAATATTCCGAGCCAGAATCACATTTACAGTATCGGGAAAATGTAGTACAGCAATTATCGGTAGCGCAACTCCTGAAAATATTGCGTGGCCGAAAACGTGGTCGTCTGCACTTGGTAGTTTGATCTTGAGTAGTTCTTTGATTAGCGGATCAGCGTCAACACCCGTACTTGCAAATTGTACGGTTACAAAAGTCGGTGTTGATTGGAATCAGTTCTCATACGAATGGCAGTGGATTATATCGGGAGTATCGGGATCAAACGTACTTTCGTTAGGTGTGCTTACTCCTCCTGTGGATAGATACACCATTCAAAAAACTTGGACACTGGCTTCCGAAGGTTTTGGCACAATCCAAGAATCGTATGAGTCGTTCCCACGGGCAGTAATATAATATGGCTCATGTTATCATAGGTTACAGTGTTCCCGTTTATAATCGGGGCGAGTTGTTGGATGGAACTTTGTC